AAGGTCGCTTAGGTCTTATATTAGACAGTACAGCAAGAGATGTTGCAAGAATAGAATCAGAAGTAAGTAAGATGAGATATATTGGATATGATTGTAATATGGTATTTGTAAATACAAGTTTAGAAGTTGCTCTAAAAAGAAATCAAATGAGAGCAAGAAAACTACCAGACGCTATTGTAATCAATAGTCATAAACAAATACAAAAGAACATTGGACAATTACAAAGACTATTTGGTACAAACAATTTTGTTATTCTTGATAACAATAAAGCTGCAGATGATGTTAATCCTGCAGTATATAAAGCAATAAGAAGAATGATTAACAGAAAACCAACATCATATCAGGCAGTATCATGGATAAAAAGAGAACTACAGAAAAGAAAGAGATAAAATACTTTCATGAGGAATTTCCAAAAGAAGAAGAAATACTCAGGATTAGTTATGAACATTCCAAAAGAATGAGGGAGGAAAGATTAAACAAATCGCCTCGTCTAGACCTATTTGATAAAATACAAGCTAGAGAAAAAGAATAGATGGGTAAATTATTAAGATTTCCTGCCAATAGAATTGTCCATACTAAACCAAAAGAACCTGAACTTACCGAAGAAGAATCACAAAAAATAAAAGTAGAGAAGTTTATCGAGCAAGTAGTTGAGCAACTATCAATGGATATCATTAATGTACTTCAAGATAATGTTGTAGATATGAAAAGTGATATCTTTCTAAAAGACATATCGATCATCATAGAGGGTATTAAAGGATTACTATACAGAGACTTTGATATAAAACATCCTATGCATGATGTTACAGATGCTTTAACAAAAATATTTACACTAAAAGACGGCAGAAAAATGACCGATATAAACTATAGCAGATTAAGTGTTAGAAAGTTTAAAGAACCAACTAAACCACAACCCGAAATAAAGATAGAATTTGAACCAGACATGAACTTAGAATAGTGCTTTACTTCTTTGAAGAAGTATGTTATAATAATGTATAAATGATAATAGTTGATATAAACCAAATAATGATTTCTAACCTGATGGTACAAATTAGTGGGCGAAACGCAGTTCCTTTAGACGAGGATCTTGTTAGACACATGGTTCTAAATTCACTAAGAGCTCACAATGTAAAGTTCAGACAAGAGTATGGTGAGATGGTGATTGCTTGTGATAGTAAGAATGTATGGAGACGAGAAATCTTTCCTAACTATAAGGCAGGTAGAAAAGCAAATAGAGCAAAATCAGATCATGATTGGGATTCTATATTTTCTATGTTATCTAATATAAAGAATGAGATTAAAACTTTTTTACCTTACAAAGTTATTGAAATAGAAACTGCTGAGGCAGATGATATCATTGCTGTACTAGTGAATAGATTAAAAAGAATTACAGGCCCTAATCATCAAAAGAAAATATTAATACTATCAGGCGATAAGGATTTTATACAATTACATGATAACTTTGTGAGACAATACAATCCTGTTCTCAACAAGTTCGTAGGTAAAGGTGAAACTCCAAGTCTATATATTAAAGAACATATATTAAAAGGTGATCGAAGCGATGGTGTACCTAATGTATTGTCAGACGATAATGTTTTTATTGAAGGTAGACGACAAAAGCCTTTAAGTAAAAAGAAGATAAATAGTTGGGTAGAGGAAGTTTTTATGACCTTTACTGAAGAAGAACAAAAGAATTACGACAGAAATCGAAAGTTAATCGATCTAAGTTGTGTGCCGCCTGAGTTACAGGCGAAAATTAATAATGAGTTTAATGATGTTGAAGTAGCAAGTAGAGATAAAATACTTAACTACTTTATAACAAAAAAACTTAAAACTTTAATTGAAGTTATAGATGAATTTTAACTTTGAAAGAACTGTTAAGGAGATAACATGGTAATAGTAAGAAGAAATCCAGATGGATCGATAGCAAGTACAACCGATACAACATCAGGAAATGTAGGAACGACACAGAGTACAACATCCCATCCAGCATTAGTAGGTAAACGAGGCATGGCTGCATTAGCAGAATCAGGCAGATCGGTTCCTCCTATGATGCATGAGATTGCTATGAAAGTAAATAATGCTAAAGACAAACCAAGAAAACTAAAAGTATTACAAGAGCATGATACAGTACCTTTAAGACAGGTATTGAAAGGTGCATTTGACCCTAAAATAGAATGGTCATTGCCTGTTGGTGACGGAATTGATATACCTTATAAAGTAAATGATGCACCAGTAGGTACAGAACATACGGTACTAAGTCAAGAAGCAAAAAGACTTTATCTTTTTACAAAGGGTGGAGATAATACAATATCTCAAAATAAAAGAGAACTACTTTTTGTTCAAATGCTAGAAGGTTTAAGTGCTGAAGAAGCTGAATTTTTAGTAGCAGTTGTAAACAAGAAAATCAACAATAAGTACAAAGGATTTACTGGCAATTTAGTAAAAGAAGCATTCAATTGGGATGACAATTTTATGAAAAAGTAGTAAAATATAGGGGTTAATATTGCAATATACCTAGGACCCCCTATCAAAAACCCTTATTTTTCAACAGTTTAAGACACCCTTAAATCGTTGATTTATAAGGGTTTTTTTATGCCCGAAAGTTTTAAAAACCCCGAAAAACAAGGGTTTTTTACACCATTTTTATTGGAATAATGCTTGATTTCTGCTTGTTTTCATGTATACTATATGTATATTAACAAAAAAGAAAGACACATTATGAAAACAAAAACAATCGAAAACAAACTTTTACAATTTAGATCAGATGAGATTGACGGTCAAGATTACGAGACTGTTGCTAATCTGATTTACGGCAATCAATTTATTGCTGCTGCTCGCTTCATTGATGCTCTTGATACAGCACCAAGAAACCATATGGAAGATATTATTGCAAAACAATCATCATTATATAATGAAATGTTTCCAGAAGAAGGGATTGCTTAATGAAAAACAATCAATCACAAAAAAACTTAGATCACACGCTTTGTGTATTTAAAAATGATAAACTAAAAATTTATCACATTTGGACAAGTCAACAATTCTACAATCCAATAAAAAAAACTGTTAATAATGTCACTATACAAAACGCATTTAGTAAATCAATTGACGCTTACAGCGGAAAAGATAGTTCACAATCTGCTGCAACTACAAGTTTTTATAGAGTAATATCTACTACAAAGAAAAAAGACTGGAATCAAGAAAATATTAATCTAGGTTTTGTTAATAAATCTGAACTTAATACTTATAAGAATATGCAAAAAGAAGAATTAGAAAAAAATGATTATAAATGCATTTCTAGTCGTGACAACTGTAGATTTCATTCCGGAAAATATGCCGGTAGAGAATGGGTAAAGAGAAATCCTTGTACTTTAAGCGAAGTTAGAAGAATTAAACATTGTAAAAATATGCTTGAAGATGCTCAATATAAAAAAGATGATTTATTAAATATTGCAAGAAAAATTGCCAAGAATATCGTAAGATATAATCAACCACTTTCTTATATTAGTAACTTTAGTCAGCTATGGTCTCATATACGAGATACTTATTATTCTGATAGTGAGTATGCTTAATGAATAGAAGAAAAAGAATATTTGACTTAGTTGTTAATCCTTTAATCCTTAAATACCTTACACAAGGTGATGAAGTATCAATGGCAAAAGACATACCGATAAAATATTTACCTTACTTCAAAGAAGTATTTGCTCATAAAAATGCAAAGCCAGTTAGATATAGATATCGTGGTTCATCTACATCAACTTACAAAAGAGATCCGTCTTACATTCATATGAATAGTGCAGACAGATTTACACTATACGACAGATAATAAATACATTATGGAGATATCAATGAAACTAAACAGATACGAAAAGAAGATACTACAAGCAATTGTAGATAACCGTAAAGGCATCTATCAAACACCTAAAAGAGATAGAGGTCAATATACACCTTGTAAAGAGTATGACGCTGCTCTTTCTTTATTCATGAAAAAACTCATTTATGCAGAAGCACAAAATGAACTTGTAATGGAAGGTCCTGCAACACCAGAACCTAAGTATAGATGGTTCAAGTGTAGATTGTATAAACCCTATGCAACAAAAAGGGATTTAAGGAAACTACTATAATGTTCAAGTGGATAATAGCTTTTATTTTAGCAGTTCTTGTTCTTAGTGAGATTGCTAAAGAAAGACCTCCGTGTACAGATGATGGTTGTCCTGAATTTATTAGACTTTCTGAGGATGTTGTTCATACTCAAATGTTAGACCCATATCAAAAGTTTCTTAATGTGGCGTTTGATGTTCATATTGAAACACCTGTTAAACCTACTAAGAAAATAGGATTAAAATATGCAAGTCATAAAGTAGTAGAAAAAGAATATGGTTTACCAGACATTAACACATCATCAAAGGATCAATTTGTATATTCACTAAACAAATGTATTAATTTTTTATATGATTATGTAGAAGATGAACATAAGATACCTAATGAATTAATTATTGCTCAAGCAGCCATTGAGACTGGTTGGGGTAAAAGTAGATTTGCCAACGAAGGTAATAATCTTTTTGGTATTAGAACTTGGGATAAAGAAGAACCTTATCTTTTACCGATACCATGGACAGAATGGCCAGGGTGGGGTGTGAAAGCATATAAAAGTAAATGCGAAAGTGTTATAGACTATTTACATATTTTGAATAATGTATCTGTATTCAAAGAATTAAGAGAAGTAAGAGATACTGCTATTAGTAATGGTAAAGAACCAGACCCGATATTAATGGCATCTCATCTAGATAAGTATGCTAGTAGAGAAAATTATACTGATCTGGTTAAACAAATAATTAAATACAATTTGAGAGGCGTATATGATTTATAAAAATACAACAGAACTATTTTGGCATAGGGTTGCTAATTTATACAAAATGTATAATAAAACAGACGATCCAGACTTTAAAAGAATATGGATGGATAAACTACAAGAACTAATGAGACAGATTGAAACGCTTGACAAAAGAACAATAAACTGATAGTATATAGATTATGAATATATTTTATTTGAACAAAGACCCAAGAATTGCTGCTGAACTTCATGTAGATAAGCATGTGGTAAAGATGATTGTAGAGTATGCACAATTATTATCAACAGCAAAAAGAATGATTGACGGCGTTCAATATATCGCTAAGTCAAAAACAGGAAGAAAAGTAACCAGATATAGATTAGAAAATTCAAATGAAGAAAACACTATTTACAAAGCGTGTCATTTACATCACCCTAGTGCTGTGTGGGCTCGTTCTTCTATCCAACACTATGACTGGTTGTACTCGTTGTTCACCGAGCTTGGGAGAGAATATACACACCGATATAAAAAAGAACACAGT